TTTCTATAACATAAAGTTTCAGTTTAGGTTATAATTATACCTATAAAAAATCTGAAACTTAATTGTTTTTTTATAAAAAACATGATTCTGAAACTTATTGTCTTGCTTTTTTTATAAAATTTTATTAATTAAGTGTTTGATAAATAAGTTAAACAATAAAAAACAACAATAAAGGTTATTAAATTAACTTGACTTGGTTAATATTATAACCTAATATAAAACTATAGTTAATAAAAATTAACTTGAGGGGCTAAAAAAAAGACGTCGCCAAACTGATTTTTTTCTAGCCGTATTTTAACTAAATATGGAGGTGCATAATATGCAACAACCAAAAGATTGGAGTAGAGCTCAAATTAAATGCGCGCTTGATAATAAAGGTTATACAGTAAAATCTTTATCAGCAGCGTTAGGATTTAAACATAACTCAGTTTCAGTTGCTTTAACAAAACCTTGGGCAAAGGTAGAAAGAATTATTGCCGATATTATCGGTGTAGAGCCTTCTATTATATGGCCAAGTCGTTACGGCAAACTAATTACCAATCCATGTATTCATAATAATAGAAAATCATCTGAACTTCAAGTAAAAAGTGATGGTAGGAATATACATGGGTTAAATAACATTCAAAAAGTAGCTTAAGGAGTTGCTGAAATGGTTAAAAATAAGAATCCAAACCAACTATCATTTGATTTTTCTACACCAACAAAAGTTGAGTTAGAAAAAGAAAATCTAGATTACTGTCTTAGACTAGAGCTATCTGCACAGCTTAAACATTGGCAAAATGTAAATAATTGTGACAGATGGGACTTAGCAACAGCATTATCAAAAATATTAAAAAAAGATATCGGTAAAAATACTATTGATGGGTGGACTGCACCTACAAGAGAAGATCATAAATTCCCATTGTCATATTTACCTGCGATTTGCCAAGTATTAGAGAATAATGAGCTGTTAAAATTCATTGCTAAATATTGCGAATGCACTGTTTTAGAAGGTGAAGAGGCAGAGTTTGCACAGTTAGGTCAAGTAACAAGAACTATCAAGTTTTTACAGGAAAAGCAAAAAGAATTAAAAGCGAAAGGAGTTCAAGATGAATAACTTAGAAATTTATAAGAAAAAAGCTAAAAAAGCAGTACATATGCTTGGAATTGCTTATAAGCAAAAGAATTTAAAAATGTATAATACTCTTAGATCACAATCTTTAAAAGATTTTAAGACTGCAGAAGTAGAACTAAATAAATTAGGAGTAAAAAACGTATGTCAAATATTGAACGTATAAAAAATATATCAGAAGAGATTAACTTAACTTCTAATAGTTTAATAGCTTTACAGTCAGAAAAGATGTGTGCTCGTATGGCAGAAAGAAATTATCCTTACGAAATGAGTGTTATTAAATGCAAAGAGAGATCTTTAGAATTTCAATTAGATAACCTGTTTGAAGAATTAAAAGAAGTTTATAAGTTAATTAAAGGAGTTTAGCTATGGAAATAAAACAATGGTATAGAGCTGCTGAACTTGAAGAATTTCCAGGTCTACCTTCTGATGCAAGAACTATAACAACTAAAGCTAAAAAAGAAAACTGGCAATCTAGACCTCGTCAAGGTCAAGGCCGAGGCAACGAATTCTATATTGATAGTTTGCCAGAAGCAACTAGAAAGTATCTTTATTTAGAGCATGTAAAACAAATGCAGGTCGATAAAGATAAACAAGTTGAAGAAGTTAATATAAACACTGCAAAGTTAAATACTTTAAAGCCTTTTCAACAGAAAAAGCTTGATGCAAGACTTGAAGTTTTAAACGCTTACAAATCTTTTAAAAGTTTTGCAGGTTTTGGAATAACTAAAGCAAGAGAAGAATTTACTAAACTATATAATTCTCAAAAAATAGAAGTTAGTGAATCAACTTTAGAGGTTATTAAAACTTTATCTACTAAAACACTACAGCGTTTGGAATTAGCAGGGACAAATGATCTGATTGTTAATTATGGTAATAGCAGTGTGTCAATTATAGATAAAAATCCAGAAATAAGAGATTTTATTTTAGGGATGATCTGTGAGATACCACATATTAGAGTTAGTCACTTAATTAGAATGGTTAAACAAGAATTTACACAAGTAAAAGTTAGTTCTAGTAGTATAAATCGCTGGCTTAGTAAGTGGAAAGATAAAAACGAATCAGTTTATTTAAGCATAGCAAACCCAGATGCTCATAAAAACAGATTCTTACCAGCTCAAGGTAGTTTATCTGCTGATTATACAAGATTTAACCAACTTTGGGAGCTTGATTCAACACCCGCTGATGTAATGACAACAGATGGGCGTTACTCAATAGTTGGAGCAATTGATGTATTTAGTAGAAGAGTTAAAGTAATTCTATCAAAAACATCAGATTCAGATGCGGTTTGTAGAGTTATGCGAAAAGCTATTTTAGAGTGGGGAATGCCAGAAATGATCAAAACTGATAACGGTAAAGATTATGCTTCTAAACATTTTACAAATGCAATGGCTCTTTTAGGTATTGAACAGGAATTTTGTAGACCTTATCAAGGCCAAGAAAAACCTCATATTGAGAGATTTTTCGGTACAATGACAAGAGCTTTGTTTGAAATGGAAAAAGGTTATATTGGTCATAATGTAGAAGATAGAAGAGCTATTGAATCAAAAAAGGCCTTTGCTGATCGTTTAGGGGCAAAAGATGAAGAACTTTATGATGTAAAAATGAGTAAAGATGAGCTACAAGAAAAAATGGATGAGTGGATTGATAATGTTTATGAACAAGAGAATCACAGATCATTAGGTATGTCACCATGGAAAAAATACACAACTTGCAAGGCTGTAACCAAGATTATTAAAGAACCAAGGCAGTTAGATGTATTACTATCAAAATCTCAAATTAGAACGGTTAGCAAAAAAGGTATCTCAATTGATGGCGTTGAATATTACGGCTCTAAATTGGCACTTTATATCAGAAAGCAAGTAAAATGTTTTTATGATAATGAAGATATGGGTAGGCTTTATGTGTACGATCTTGAAGATCACAAGTTTATTTGCGTAGCTCTAAATGCTGAAAATGCTGGTGCGAATCTGAACGAAATGGCTGCAACAGCTAAGAGAATGAAAAAAGCTGCTGATGCAGAAGGTCGTAAAAATATCAGAAAAGCTAAAAACAGTATTAATCCAGCAGATGTTGTTAAAAAACTTTATCAACCAAACCCAACAGGAAATAAAGCAGTCGCTCAAAAACTTGAGGTTGAATATGTAAGCGATAAACTAGAGGAAGTTGGTAAATCTTTAAGAGCTGATGATATGCCAATGACGGTTGCAGTTGATCCTGTTAAGTTCAAACAAGTAGTTTCAATACAAGAAGTTGTACCAAAAGAAACAGCAAAGCAAAGATTTGCAAGATGGTTAATTATTAATAATAAAAAACTAGCTGGTGAATCAGTAACAGAAGAAGATAATAAATTTCACAGAATATATCAAACAAGTGTTGAGTTTAAAACTCAAATTAAAATCAGAGAAGCATCTGATAACTTTGAATTAGAAATAGCAGCAGCATAAAAGGAGAATAAAATAATGTCAGAATTAGTAACAATTAGTAATGTCGTATTAATGTTAGAGGCTGTAGAAACAGTAAAAAACAGAGGTCTAAACTTACCTGGGATGGTAACGTTTTATGGTTATAGTGGATTAGGAAAATCAATGGCAGCAAGCTATGTAGCAAGAACATATAAAAATGTTGCATATGTAGAGGTTAAAAGTGTATGGACTAAAAAAACATTTTTAGAAAAAGTATGTAAAGAAATGGGGATGGATCCATCAAAAACATGTGCAAGCATGTTGGATCAAATAGCAAGAGAAATGGCAATGAGAGATGTTCTGTTGATTATTGATGAGTTTGATTGTTTAGTAGATAAAAAGGCAGTTTTAGTAGTTAAAGATATTCTTGATGCATCAGAAGGTACTATTCTTTTAATTGGTGAAGAACATTTACCTCAAAAAATTGATAAATACGAACATTTTAGTAATAGAATTTTAGGCCATTTTGCAGCTCAACCAGCAAGCTTAGAGGATGTTAAAATTTTAAGAGATTTTTACACTAAAGAAGTTGAAATTGATGATGAGCTATTAATTAGAATTATCAAAGAAACAAGAGGATGTATCAGAAGAATTGTAGTTAACCTAGAACAAATTTCTGAAAAAGTTAAGCAACAGGGTAAAAGTAGTATTACTGCAAAAGAGTGGCAACAAGAAGACCTGTCAACAGGTAAAGCTCCTAAAGCAAGGGGGTACAATTAATGAGATCTCCTGTAAATGAATTAAAAAAAGGCAACCTAAGACAACAAATGTGGGAAATAATCAGAAAGGAGCAAGAAGTTGCAATAAAGCATTTTGAAAAACTAAAAGGGGATAAGTCCAGTAAAAGTATTTTCTTAAAATCATTAACAAAAGCAGAAATTTTAGAGTTTGTAAGATTTGAAGGTCAAATGAAAGTCTACAAATTAGTTAAAGATTGCGGCAGGTTTGCTCCTAGAGTTAATAAATACGGTAAATTTGTTATTCAAGGAGAAATAAACCAAAAAATGTGGCAAATCATGAAGATTCAAAAAGTTTTTACAGTAGAAGAGTTATCAGCATTATCAGGAGCAACACATTCAACAGTACAGTCTTATTTGAAGGCATTAAACAGAGCTGGGTATCTTAAGGAGTATGAAGAATCAGAAAAAACTATTTTTAAATTTATACCAGCGATGAACTCAGGAATGTTAGCTCCTATGATTCAAAGAACAAAACGAGTGTTTGATCCGAATATTAATAAAATAATGGGAGTGGAGGAAGTAGTAGATGTCTTGGATTAAGATTTTAAGGAATGAATGTAATAAATCAAGTCAGGCTCAAGTAGCAAGAACTTTAGTTCTAAGCAAGGCGACTATTAGTCAGGTTTTATCTGGAACATATGCAGGAAAAACAGACAGAGTTGAAGAAAAGGTTTTACTAAAATTTGAAAATAGACAGGTAAAATGTCCTTTACTAGGAGAAATCAGTTTAAAGGCTTGTAAGGAAAATCAATGCAAGGATTTTTCAAGTAATAATATGAACTCTAGAAGACTGTTTAAAGCCTGTAGAAAATGTAAAGAAAACGTAAGGGTGAAAATATGTTAGATAAGTTAAATGAGATTATTAAAAGCTTGGCAAAACAATGTTTAAAAAGGAATTTAAACGATGCTTATTTTCAAAAGCTTGCCTTTGATTTAGCAGAATACAGAGATTCGCTAACCCTAGGCTACCCAAGCATTATACCAACAGAAAAATTAAAGGGAAGTGAATAAGATGGAAACAGTAGCAATATTGGCAATTATGTACATATTTTTAGGTTTTGTACTTTGGTGTGTTTTTAAATATTAAAAAATAAGGGTAATAAAATGACAATATTAAATTCAACAGAAGATGTAATTCATTATCTTAACTCAGAGTGTTTGGGTGCGAATGCAATATTAAAAGCCTATCAATTGAAAAAAAAGATGAAATATTAGTTGAGCTTTTTCGTTGTAGTAGTGGAACAAAAACATCATCACAGTTGCAAGATAGAGTAGATCGTTTAGAGTCAGCGTTATCAGATATTATAAGTACAGCTGAAATGGCTTAAATTAAGAAGAAAACTAGAAATTAAAAGGAAAAATTAAAAATGGTAAAAAGAAAAATTAAAACAGTAAGTTTAGGGGTAAAGGTGCCAGCAACAATGCAAGCAGCAAGTAGTTTAGCACTAGATTTACAGAGTAAATCAAATATTATTGAAAAAGCTAGGTTGGACTGTGAACAAAGAATATCACAAGAAAAATCAAATCTTGCTGAGTTTGTTAAACCTATTGAAATCGAGTTAAACTCAATTCAAGATGCATTGCAGTTATATTGTGAAGCTCATAGAGAAGATCTAACAGACAAAGGTAAAACTCAACAAGGTGATATTGGAAGTGCAACTGTTAAATGGCGAAAAACTTCAAAGGTATCTATAAAAACTAAACTACAATCAGCTATTATTGAAACATTAAAGCCAATATTACCAGCTGCAGTAACAACAAAGGAAACCCTAAATAAAGATGTTTTAAATGTTAATAGACTATTTGTAGAAGATCAAAGAATTGCAGGAATTGTATTTAAAAACTATGAAACATTTACAATTGAAATGAAAGGATCTGATAATGCGAAAGGATAGAGAAAATCCAAAGTATAAAGAAGTTCATGCTAAGGTTCAGTCTAATATTAAGTTTAGAAGAGAGGTTTTAGGTTTTAAGCAAGATGAAATAGGAAAAGTTCTTGGAACATCTCAAGAGAACTACAGTGAGTATGAAAGAGGCTATAGGGTAATACCACCGGCACTGTTATTAAATATTGCTCATGCATTAGCTTGTACAGTTAATGATCTTTATGAAGGCTGCATAGTTACAAGTAAAAAACTAAAGGCAAAAGAGATTATTAAAGAAGATTTTACATATAAGGCTAAAGAAATTGCTCATATGTATGATTCTTTACCAGAAAGCATGCAAGTTCATTACTTTGAATTATTAAAGAATATGTCACAAAAAATGGGGGAAAGTGATAATGAAGAAAAAGAAGCAGTACTATTTGCCCAAAGCTAAGTATATTCAATTGCTGCATATTGCAAAATCTAAGTTAGAGTTAACAGATGATGAGTATATCGCAGTACTTGAAGGGGCAACAGGTAAAACAAGTTCAAAAGATATGTCTTTAGCTGAGTTAGATGATTGTTTAAAAAGGTTTAAAGAATTAGGCTTTGAACTAGAAAAGCAAAAGAATCCTAAAGGCTTCATCAAAGGATTAAGTAGTCAGGGTAGAATGATCATGGCATTGTGGAATGAGATAAAGGATCATAAAAACTTTAGAAATAAATCAGCAGAAGTAATAGAGTTTTTAAAATCTCAAAATATTACAAAAGCAGATAATATTAAAACTCTAAAACCTTATGAAGCAAACAAAGCAATTGAGCTACTAAAAAAATATAAAACAAGATTGGAGGTATAAAATGAAATTGCCAGATGGACTACAAGGAATATCAATGTTTTTGTCAGATATAGCAGAGCTATGTGGTACGCAAGTAATGTGGAAAATTTGGCAGAATTATGCAGGAGGTCAGCTGTATGTACCGCAAAAATATAATACTAATCACCCATTAGCAGATATTTTAACAGAAGAAGAATTTAAATTATTTATTAAATACTTTGGAGGAATGAAAGAAGATATTGCAACGCAAGATGTACAAAATTCTAAAAAAGCAAAAATTAATGCATTGGTAGAAAAAGGAATGTCAACAACCCAAATTGCGAAAGAATTAAATTGCACGCAACGTTGGGTGAGAAATGTTAAAAACGATGTTCCATTTATAGACTCAAGGCAAACCAGCCTTTTTGATTTAATAGAAGACTAAATCTCTACGGAATAACTTCCGTTTACATAAAATATTTAGATGTAATAAACTCTTTACTATGAGGTAAGGAGTTTATTTTTATGAAAAATACAGTATATTCAAGCAAGTTTGAAATAGCGATAAGTACAGTCTTAGGCAATGAGGGTGGATATAATGATATTCCACAAGATAAAGGGGGTGCCACCAGATACGGCATAAGCCTAAGATTTTTACAACAACACAAGCTAGATCTATCTGGTGATGGCATCATTAATGATGAAGATATTAAACTCCTTACTTTAGATAAAGCAAAAGAAATTTATCATAAATACTTTTGGGATAATGATTTTGAAAGCATTGAGCAAATTCATACATGTGCAAAATTATTTGATATGACAGTAAATATGGGTAAAAAGCAAGCTGTAAAGATATTACAAAGAGCATTAAAGGCCTGTGGTAAGCGATATATCGTTGATGATGGCATTATTGGGGCTAAAACATTACAAGCAATTCATATATCAAGTTTAGATGGTTTAAAAGCTGCAACAAAAGCAGAGCAAGCAGCGTTTTATCGTTACTTAGTAGCTAAAGATCCATCACAAAATGTGTTCTTAAACGGTTGGTTAAACCGAGCATATAAAGATTAATAAAAAACTAAGGAAAAAAGCAATGAAAAAAGTAACACCAGAACTAATTCAATCAAGAATTAAAGAAGTAAAATATCAAAGAGTAGAGGGAACAACTACAACAATTTGTATTATTATTTTAGATAATAACTTTGTTTTTGTAGGTCAGTCTGCTTGTGTAGATCCTACAACATTTAATGAGAAACTGGGAGAAGAGTATGCATATAAAGATGCATTTGAAAAAATTTGGCTTCCAATGGGCTTTGCAATGGCAGAAAGTAAGTAATGAAAAAGAGACTGTCATTAAATAAAGCATTTATAATTGGTTTAAGTTTATTTTCAATGTTTTGCATATTTATTCATCATTGTAAAATAACACTACAAAAAACGCAGCCAGTTATTTATAGAACTTTAGAACATAAAAAATTAAAACTTAATAGAAAACAAAGGAGAGCATCATGCAAACACAAGTAAAATGGTATAAAAACAAAGCAGTAGTAAAAGGTATTATTACAGTACTAGCATTAGTATTAGGTGCTTTTGGTCTAACGTTATCAGAAGAATCTCAAGATAAGTTAGCTAATTCAACACAAGAAATTATTGAAGTGGTTGAGCAAGTAGATGCAAGTAATGATCAATAAAATTATAGAATTATTAAAGTTAGTTTTTGCAACTATTATGGGGGCAAAAATTGTCAAGCAGACAAGTAAAATCAAAAGATTAAAAAGGAAAATTAGAATTAATGAAAAGATTTCTAGGATTGATCGTAGCAGCGTTAATCATGGCGATGTTGCTAAGTGGCTGCAGCGTAAGGACTAACCAATCAAATAATATTGAACATATAAATATACCATCATGTCCTGTTGGTAATTCAGAAATTGTTAGAGAGTTAAATGCTCAAGATAACAATGCGGTTTGGTCTTATTTTGAAGGTTTATACAAGTATTGTTTAAAAATTGAAGTTATTAAACAGGAGTTAGAACATGATTGATCTATTAGATTTTGCTAGACAATATGGCTCGTTAATAACATCGGTTTTTGCTGGTTTTGTTGGCTGTGTTGCTTGGTGGTTATCTCGTAATTTTGCAAGTAAAAAAGATTTAAACAGCCTTGAAAATAAAGTTAATGAAGATATAGAGAAGCTTGAAATTAAAGTTGATAACTTAGCAAGTTCAGAAGAAGTTAAGAATTTAAATAAGTCTATGCATGAAATGCAAAAGATACTTGCCGTATTTACTGAAAAGTTTGATCATATTGATAAAGATAACAAAAGGCTAACTATTGTAACAGATAGAATTGAAAATTATTTAAGGAACCAAAAGTAATGCAAAAATCAGATTATGAAAAATATAAATCTCAAGATATTAAGTTTTGGATTATAAAGATCTTAAGCGTAGATTCAGATTATAAAGTTAATGATAACATCCTACAAATGAATCTTAGAGACTTTGGCCATAACTTATCGCTAAATGCAATTAATCAGCATTTATCAGAGCTTGAAGATGTAAAGCTTATCACGCTTGAACGTTTAGAAAACCTAACTCTAGCAAAAGCCACTAGAACAGGTTTAGATACTGTTGCAGGTAGATTAAACTCAAATATTGTACGTCGTCCAAACCCAGAGGAGCTATAGCACATGGCTAAACCAAGTAAAATTGATCAATTACCAAAAGAATTAAAGAATCTTTTAAATAAGCTTTTAAAAGGTGGTAGTTCAATTGATGACATTACAAAGCATTTAAATGAAATGGGGGCTGATGTATCACGTTCTGGAGTTGGTCGTCACAAACAAAAAATTGATAAAATGCGTGATAGAATAAAAGAAACCAATGCGATAACTGAAGCTTTGGCCGAAAATCTTGGTAGTGACGTAACTGATAATGCAAGCCGAGTAACAATCGAGCTAGTAAGAACGCTAGTTATGGGGTTGATGACTTCAAGATCTGGAGAAATGGATGTTAAAAGCCTTAAATTATTAACTGAATCAGTTAGAAACTTGGAAACTGCAAGCAAACTTTCAGCAGATCGAGAGCTAAAAATTAAAGAAGAAGTAAAAAAAGAAATAGCTGAAAAAGCTAAACAAATAGCTAAAGATGTTGAAGTAAAAGCCAAAAGTGATGGCATGAGTGATGATCATGTAGAGTTTATTAAAGAAAAGATATTTGGGATGGTTAAATAATGAATAGTAACTCTGATATTTTATTACCTTATCAAAAACGTTGGGTTGAAGATAAAGCAGATGTAAAGATTTGTGAGAAAAGCCGTCGTATTGGTTTAACTTGGGCAGAAGCTGCTGATTCAGTATTAACAGCTGCATCGGGAAAAGGTATGGATATTCTTTATATGAGTTATAAAGAATCACTATCTAAAGAGTTTATAGATTCATGTGCTTCTTTTGCTAAAGCTTTTAAC